CGGAGATGTAGTTCGCCTGCCCCTGTCCGTAGAGCGGGTCGCCTGTGGCGGAAAGCTGCCTTACTGTGATCGTCGGAGAGCTCATACCGGCGGACCCGTATCTGACGACCCAGTCGTTACTCCGGAATGGGAATGCGTCGCAAATGTCTTCCCGCCGAGCTTTGTCGTTCCGTCTACCGTCAAATCGGTATCCACGGTCACGTCCGCTTGAAACTCCACTGTTCCCGCGAAGGTCACTGCGCCCTGGATCGGTCCATTGAAGTAAATGCCAGTCTCGTTCACGCCGACGTAAACCGTGCCGTCGTCGGTGCGAAGCTGAGCCATCGTCGTCGAGTAGTTCGGCAGAACGCGCGGCTGGCTCCATCCCCCGGGATAGAACATTCCGTCCGACAGGTCATGACGGCGGCGCTCGACCTGATTGTTTGCTGTTCCTCCCGATTGCCACCAAGCATCGATACACATGTCCGCAAATATAACAATGCCTTCGTCACCGGCGGCGAGCGGCAGAGTAATCGCCAATCCGCCAGCGCGCGGCAGGCACACGGGAACGTTTACCAATTGCGGAAGATTAGTCGGCGTTACGACGCCGTTCTGAAGCATGTTCTCCTGAATGGCGGGCTGAACGGTAACCGTCTGATGAACGGAATCAAAGCTAACGACTATAGCCGGGATCATCACGCGCAGCGCCCACAGCTTCTGCCAGAACATCTCGTCCAGCGCTGCCTTCGGAATCCCGAGCAGTGTGGCGAGATTCAGAAAATCATGAGGCGGAGGGCTACCCGTTCCCAAGTTGCACCCCCGTAGCGGCTTCCTGAGCCGCAATCGCCTGAGCCGCCGTATTCCACCCGGTCACGTCCGTGTACCAGTCGTTCCCGCGCGTGTCTCCGCGATAACGTGCGCCTACGACGACGTAGACACCGTCCTGAGCCAGCAATCCGGGGTAGACTCCGGCTTGGCGCAGTAGTTGCCTAATCTGCGTATTGTCGATCTTTACCGTCATCGCGGGCACAGTCACGCCCACGCTCGCATCGAGCAGTAAGCGGAAATCGCAGCCGTACTGAGTCTGTTGCGGAGTTCCGACAATCCCTGTGGTTGGCGTAAAGACTTTCGCTGGCGTAGCGCTGATCGGCAGAGCCTTATCCGCGAGTCCGGTAAAATTCAGCAGGCCCTTGTGGGAAAGCCAATACTGCATATTGTTATCGCGCGCGATCTGATTCAGTATGTCGCCTGGATTCCCGAATACGACCTTACCGCGCGGCAGCTTCTTAGCGGAGAGCGATGGGGAAATTTGCCCGACTCCGATCGGGTGATATGAATTCTTAGCGATTGCCTCGACGATCTGTTGCTGGTTCGCTCCTGCTCCGAAGGACATACCGACGGAATTCGCACTGATCAGGCCGAGCCAGTTAATACAATGAAGCGTCAGTTTGAAGTCCGTCTGATTCTCGCGTTCCCAGAGCGGTTGCAGTACATAGCCATCCCAGATGATTCCGTAACCACCCGGGTTATTCTCGTAACCGGCCGAGAGAACGACTTCCATCCCCTGCTGAATCTGAACGGCTTGCTGTGCGCTGTTTGGCGCCGGAGCGCTTCCAGAGTTCGTACCCTGCGAAAGCAGCAAGTTAGCCGTGTACTCGTTCAAGTTGTAAATCGAGATGTCCGCATACCATGGCGCGGACCACCAACTCGTAAATACGTCGAAGGTCACGCGCAACTGATGGGCGTCGTCGGAGTTCGGGTCCGGAAGCTCGATCACCTTCTGCGTCCCACCCGATGGCGGAAACTTGATTAGCAGTTGGTACTTCCGGAGAAACTGAGGAGTCGGAGAAGCGCTCATGCGGCTACGGGAACTACTGCGTTATCCGTCCACACCATGACGAACGACGAACCAAGATTCGTGCTCGTCGGAGAATCGGTCGGACTGTTGCCTACGTTCAGAATGTAGATGCTGCCGATTTGGAGGTACTGATACTGCCTCAGCAAGTCGAGCCCACATACTACCGGGATGTCCGAGAGAATAAGGTTTTGATTCGAGTCGTAAATCTCCATCACCCAGTAGCCTGCGACTTCGTTGAAGCTGAGCGAGACGAAAAATGTCTGAACCGCGCCGTTAATGCTGATAGCTACCTGCCATGTCTGATTCGGGCTATCGTCGAGCGGGACTAGCTGCTGGCTCATGGCTGCGGGGCTGCGATTACCTGGTTCAGCAAGTTCTGCGTCGTCGGGTCGAGCGTCTCGGTTGACTTCGGCCCCTCATTCGTCGAATCCGTTTGGTTCGGGCGCTGGCTTACCGTCGTCGTGCTTACCGTGGCACTGATAATCTCGCGGAAGTACAGTGCTCCGCGAAATCCTGTTTTCGTTCGGGCATCTTCAGTTCCGCGAACATCCTCGATGCCCATGTTCTGGTACGTATCATAGCGAGTCCTTAGGGTGATCGGGACGCGGGCAGCCTGAATGTCCTTGAATGTCTGGTACGCAGAAACGCTCTTACTTGATCCTGACGAGTACTGGCCCGACTGATAGGAGTCCATCGCATCTGACATCGCGACTTCCAGCACGACGCGCGCCGGACGAAGGTAAACGTGATCGACGACCGCAGGCCCGATCTGAACCGGATGCTCAGTGAATACCGCTTCCTGCGAGTGCTCTACTCTCAGCGTGGCGTCGAAGTAGTAAGTTGTCGGCTGCTGCGTTGCTGGTGCAGGAGTCCCGCCAGCCCCCGGAGAAGCGTTGTTAGCGCCCGCTGGATTCGTAGCCGGAAGCGTGCAGGTCATCGAGTACAACTGAGTCTGCTGTCCCCAGTTCGCCGGGCGGTAGGCCGGACTGCTCACTAGGCTGCGCTCCCCTGTGTAGTTGCGAACATTCTGCTGGCTGTCGTCCGCGTGTGCTCGTCGATTCCGTCCTTCACGGCTTTCTTGATCTGCTCAGGAGTGGCATTCGGGCTGTTGATATTAATCGTCACTCCGCCCATATCAGAGTGGTAGGACTGGGGCTGAACGGTCGCTCCTCCCGTCGGACCTAGGAAGCTCTGGTATCGCTTCCAAACGTCCGCGCCATAAGCCCGAGCCATCGGCCCGGAGCCATTGTAATAAGCGAATGCTTCGGGCGTCATGCCGTACTTCCTGATTCCCTGCTGCAAGCGCGTCAGTCCGGCAAGAATGTTTTCGTCGAGGTTCGAAAGGTCTTCGAATCCCTCCGCCATCCCTGTCTGCGGGAGAACCTGAAACATACCGATTTCGCCCGCCTTGCCCATCGGCGCGTTCGGGTTCATGCCGGATTCCTTCATCGCCACGGCCCACGCTGCTTCCGGGGGAATGCCGAACTTATTAGCAATAGCAGCGATCTTGTCTTGCAGCGCCGAGCGGGGAGTCTTCCCCGACCACCACTGTTTGCCTTGCGGCGTAGAAGGATTCGGGAAAGCATTCAAGATGCTTGATCCCCATTTACCTATCGCCTCGCCCGTGTCGCCGAAGAGCAGACCTAGTTTGTTGTTGCTCTCCAACCAGTCGATAAGCATCTCGATCCGCTTCCCGCCACGCAGCACGAGGTTCACAGCCCACTCGACGTTCTTCTGGGTGAAGATTCTTTCCGCCAGATTTCCGATGGCTTTCATCGCAGGCGCGATCTGATTCGCCAGCATGTCCGCGATGCGCGGAATATTCAGCTGGAACCAGTTATTCAGCTTATCGAGCTTCTGCTCCAAACTCGCCGGACCGCCGAACAGCTTGTCCATAATCGACTCAGTCAGCCGCATCCCAAAGTACTGTATTTCGACGCCCATGCGCGTGAACTCGAAGCGAATGTCGCGCAAGTTGCGCATCTTCTTCTCAAAGTCCGGGCCGCCGAGTTCCTTCATCATCACTGTCTGATCCTTTACCAACTGGCGATAGCGCTCAGCTAGTTCCGGCGGACCCCAGATGATCTCTTCGAGCGAGTAACCCAAGGCATCCTGAGCGATTTTCATCTTCTTCGCTGCATCGACGCCCATGAACATTCGACGGGCAAACAATTGATAGCCTAGGTCGGCCTGAGCCACGTTTCCCATCAGCGCCACGGTTCCGGCTCCGAGCGCCGTGAAAGCGGCGGTCACCGCTCCGCCTACCTTCAGGAAGTCCACGGTCATATTCTTAGTGAACTTTTCGACGTTCGCCCCGGCCCGCTTAATCGAGTCCTCAAACTTCCGCAAGCCCGCGTGGTCCACGGAAAATCCGAGGCCAACTAAATATTCCTGAATCACGTTGCTAGGC